GGCATCATCTGTAACTGTTAGATCGTCTTGTACTTTGAGGTCTACTACAGAAAGACTGGCAAAAGCATCAACTACCGCTGCTCCTGAACCAGCACCATCTAGGTAAACTGCTTTAGTATCTCCTGGAGGTATAGTTATATTTGCTCCAGAACCTTGTGAAATTATTATGTTTTGAGAACCACTTGTGCCGTTTTCTATAAACTGCATCCTACTTATAGTATTAGGAGCAATAGTTATAGTACAAGCCGAGTCTAATGTGCCTGTATATTTAAGATACATAGCTCTACCAGGGTCAGAGGCTCCATCTGCTACTGTTGTGGTATGCGTATCTGCGTTAGTTGTAATAGCTTCTGTTCCGAAGCTAAGAGCTTCTCCAATTAGTTCTAAGTTGGTGTTTGTGACTGTTCCCCAAGTTCCTGACGCATCCCCAGTCGCCATTTCGTTAAGTCTTAGATCGTTTACGTATGTACTAGCCATAATTTATATCTCCGCTTTGATTATATTACCTTTTCTTTGCATAGTTAAGCAACTTCTTCCCATGCTGGATTTTGTGCATCTGACACTGAACTCCACGTTGGATCTTGTGTATCAGTAACGCCTGTCCAGCTTGGATCTTGTCCAGGAATAATAGGGCCCCAAACTAATATTTGACTAACCGCTCCTGTGGCCGTAACACCTGTTGGTATTACCGTAGCAGCTGCTGTAGTGGTTACTGTTCCTACTGCACCTGTTCCCGCAACACCAGTGATACTAAATACGTTATCTGTAACTGTATTTACACTTCCTAAAGCCGTAGTAGCCGCAACACCTGTTGGGGATACGTTAGCATCACATGTTACAGTCTCGTCGCCTAAGGATATTGTAGAAGCAGCACCTGAAACACCTGTTATTGCAGCTCCTGCGGTAATTACATTACCTAAAGCTGTTGTTCCTACTACTCCTGTTTCTGCTACATTTGCATCTGCTCGTGTGGTTAATGAGCCTAAACCACTTGTTCCTGCTAAACCTGTTTCAGTTACATTAGCAGCTCCCGTAGCTGTTAAAGAGCCTAAACCAGACGTAGCTGCGACCCCAGTCACAGAAGTATTTGCAATACCTGTAGCTGTTAGAGATCCTATTCCTCCTGTTCCAGCTAGACCTGTTTCGGTTACAGTAGCAGCTCCCGTAGCTATTAATGAGCCTATTCCTCCTGTGCCGTTAACTCCTGTTTCAGAAACGTTTGCAGCGGCGGCTATAGTAAGGGATCCTAAACCACCTGTTCCAGCAACACCAGTTTCGGCTACATTAGCCTGCCCCGTTACCGTTAAACTGCCTAACGCAGAAGTGCCTGCTAACCCTGTTATTACAACAGGATCTTCTTCACTCCAAGCCCCAGAACCCCAGGTTCCTCGACCCCAGCCCGTTACGTTAGCCATAGGCTATTTTACGCTATTCTTATTACTGCGTTACTTGCGTCTGCTGCTGGGAACTGGATAGTAAAGCTTCCCGCAGTTGATGTTTTATCTCCACCAAAATCAAATACAGCAACAGCTGGATCACCTGAAGCAGTATCGTTGTAAATCATACAACCTCTTGCAGTAATAGTTGCTGTTCCAAAAGTTAAATCAGCAAAATCAGTAAACGCTGTTGTCCCTGAAGATGTTGGGTTAATGTTGGTTAACGCAGCTCCACCTGAAGTATAGTTTGTTCCAGATGCTTGGTTTGTAGTTGTAAACGCTGTAGTGGCTGCAGTCATGGTTGCAGAACTTGTATATAACGCTAGTTTAAAAGTATTACCACCTGAAGCAAGAAAGTTATGTTTTGCTTCCAATAGTTCTTTTTTAAAGCTAGTGCACATTGCTTGTGTTATAGCCATTATAGTCTCCTAATAATATTTGCTAGGTCATGTTGACCTTGTTTCTCTAATTCATTACATATTGTACAAACGTGGTTTTTCACAGCCTCGTGCATATAATAAGTAATAACCTTTTTGCATGCTTCTCTAAAAGCATGTGCTTGTGCCCTAATGGGTGCAGGGGCTTCATCGCTAATGGAGACTAATCTTTTAGTAGCCATTTCTGCAACTTCTTCTACAGTGTGCCCTCTGTTATTCGTTGTAGTAACGCTAAGATTACCAACTTCTGTTTCTGAATCAAGTGAAAACATTAATACTCCTCTGGTTCTGGTGGTAAATCATTTCTGTCTATCATACCTATAAATTGTTTTTCTTGTTTTATTATATCAGACCATTTACATACACTCATCTTACCTTCGTCCATGTAAGTAATAACAGGATCTTCTAGCCTGTGGTATCCATAAAGTTTTTCTTTTGTAGGAACATCTGTTTCAAGTAAATTAGATCTTGGTGCAATAGAAACTTCTATGTTGTTTTCCATACATTTAGCTAACCAAAACTCACAACAAGCTTTGCCCGACTCTGCAAAATGCATGTTAGTCTTATAAGTAAAATCCACTCCAAACACTGTTAAGTGACTTACTTTATTCCACAAAGCGAATGCGATAGCGTAAGCAACGGTATTATTAAAATAAGCGCATCCTAGATCACCTATCAAAGGCCCTAATGGGAACTCTTCTGCAGCGGAAACACGCTCGTCTAGTTCGCATGTATATATTGGATACTCTATCTGCGGTAAATACTTTCGCATAATTTGAGTCATGCTTCCTGCGTCTTCTGTGTCTAAAAACCTAGACATGGGGTCTAATATGAAAGCTCTGTCTACCTCTGGTAGCACACTTACCATAGCGTTTATGGCCCACACTTCATCGAAAGCTAAGCTATGCGTCCTGGACAAATGATAATCTATTTGACTTTGGCCCATTGCAACTAGCGCAATGTTTTTACCTTCTAACTCTGGAAGAGGCTTTTGTAGCATTAGGTGATAGGAATACGAACTTGGTCGTACCTATATTGACTTTGTGTCCCTGCTCCCTCTGCAGTGTTTTTTAGTCTAGCCAGAGCGTCTTCAAACCTCTGATTGTATAAGCCTGTTTCTGCTGGATCCATTTTTAAGAAAATAGAAGCTTCTGTTAAAGAAGCATACAGTAAAGCTATAGGTGCGTTTTCAGATAGCCATGTTTGACCACTATCTCCAGCTGCAGTTAAAGAAGCTGGTCTATAAAAATAATGTAGTTCAAATGTGTAATTACTATCAGGGGTAGGTGCGATAATAAAACTGTCACTATCAAATTCCGCATAATACTTTGGTCTTCCTGTTACAGCTCCTGTCGTGGTCGGTTTGTAGGACCTCATAAAACTAACTTGTTTTAAATTAAGATAGTGATACGTGTTGCTATCTATTACAGCTAGACTAAAAGGAGCTAAAAAATCTGTAGGCATTCCTAAATAAGGAGAATCTGCGGTAGCTGTTCCAGTTACGTTTTTCTTAAAATTGTCTAACCAAACACCTTTTAAAATTCTTTCTTCGGCTTGCTCGATTATTATATTTAAGTTATTTACAAACGTTGTTTCAGAACTATCTACATAATCCTGTATCGCTGTTTTTAATCCGCTATATGTAAATCCTGCCATTATACTGGTCCCGCTGTTACGCTATCTCCGCCACCTGTTACATTACCTGTAGTGGCTGTTCCTGTAGACGTAAACTTATACTCATTTGCATCTACTACAGTTATTGTATATCCACTTGCGCTTTCAAGTACAGTAGTAGTTACTCCATCTACAGCTTCAGTCGCTCTAAACCTAACTATATCTCCTGTGGTTCTACCGTGCTTAAACTCTGTAACAGATATTACAGTGTTTGCACCTGAACTGCCTGTCCTAAAAGGGTTTAAAGGAAGTAAAGTTTCTGCTGGACCTACGGTACAGTCTACTCCGCCTCCTCTAGCTCCTGCTGTTCCTGTTCCAGAACTTGCTGTAAACGTGTATGTGTTGTTATTGTAATTAAGTATATTTGTTGTAGTGTTGGCTGTAACTGTAATCGCATACCCATCAGGGTCTTCTATAACGCTAGTTGTAAATCCATCAAATGCATCTACGTTTCTAAATCTAACTTTATCTCCTGTACTCCTGCCATGATTATCTTCAAACACAGTTATAACTGCGCTGCCTTGAGTCGTAAGAAATGGATTGTTTGTCAAAAGAACTTGAGACGCAGGTTCTGTCCTATCTGGTCTTGGGTTCAGTAAAGCTTCGGGATCAGCTCCAACAGGGGGAGCTTCTAACTGTGGTTGCTTAGGATCAAAGCATTCTGGGCAGGTTTTAAATCCGTCCCATTGTTCTTGTAAATCGCGCAATCGATAGCGTTGTCCGCATGTATCGCAGATTCCGTAAGCTCGTTTACCTGATGCAAATGCCATATCATATTACTAATCTTGGAGGCAGAAACTTAGAACTTACTGAATCAATGTCTTCACTAGCTGCTCTATCCCACTCTTCGTCGTATACAGATTTTAAAAGCTGTATTCTGTCGGGGGCTCTTTTCATAGCTAAGTAGTAAGCTAGTCCAGCAGTGAGACAAGGTAAGAATCTAAATACCACTTCCATATTATTAGTGTAGTCTCCTACATCTTGCATTCTAGTTAGCGCGTAATATTTGATTACGTCTGTAGAGTTTTCAGGAGTAGGGTATAAATATACTTTAGGTGTTATGTGTCTTTCTAAAAAGAACTGTGTTGGTTTCGCTTGGTCAGTTTTATTCGGAGTATATAAATAATCAGATCTACTTAGCCTAGACATTTGAAAGTCTGTGCTATCACGAGATATAACAGCAGATGTAATATCTATAATGTCTGTGCCTAGACTGTACTCATTAGTTCCTTTTGTAACAGTAAAGGTATTCTCAGCAATAAGCCATTGATTAAGTCCTCTGTTGGCCCACTCAGCAATCATTATATTTAGTGAACGTCTCGCTGTTTCTAAGTCATAGCCCGTGCGAAGTTCGAGACCGCACCTTTCGTACGCCTCTTCTATAAGTTCATCTACACTAAGATCAAATGAAGTTGTTCCTGATGTCGCCATTATTCTTCCTCTGCGTATAGGTTATCAAATATTCGATTAACATCCAACGTATAATCTAAATCGGACTTAGAATAATGTATGTGAGCCGATGGTCTAAAATCAGGTGCTCCTTGACCTGTCTCAAACCAAGCTGGGTGTGTAACTCTTACTCTGTTATTTGGCAATGCCACAATATTACCTGTCCATTCTCCAGCGTCTAAAAGTTCTAATACATGACTTTGTTTGTGTTGAGCAGGATCGTCTGCAATTTCGTTTTCTGCGTAGTCTACTGTGAACAAGTATTTAGCAGGATACATTTCTCCTGCTATTTTTGCCAACCAAGGGCATGGAGTCGCTCTGTCTATTACATACACTGCATGGTTGTGAGAAGAACAATCCCAAGGCTGAGCATCATGCACTGCCATTGGCTGTGGCCACTCCACAAATGGAGTGTCTCCAACAAGAGCAGTTATAGGCATCCTTGCCCACATTGCTCCGCCGTGCACGTTTTCCATGCCTTGTTCTTCCTGTTCTTCTGAAAGAATGCCTGTAAAGATAACTTGGAAACTAAGACATCTAGTTGGCATAGTTGTAACGCCCACTACCATGGCGTGTAAAAATTCGCCATGGTATTTCTCGTGGTTGTGAGTGTACTCGCGTCTAACCCAACACTTAAAATGCGGTATATTGCTATGTAAATAAGCCACTATCTATCGTGCCTTATCCTTTTCCGCCTTTTTTCATGCCTTTGGATTTCATGCCAGTTTTACCGCCAGCCTTTATTCCTTTGGTTCTCATTGCTCCAGCGACTCTTCCGCCAAGTCTATAGCCTTTGCTTCTCGTAGCACCAGCTACTTTACCGCCATTGCTATAGCCTTTGGTCATTACACCGCCATTACGCATGCCTTTGGTCATTACACCGCCATTACGCATAGCTTTTCCGCCTTTTTTCATGCCTTTT